AATGCTGTAATAGTATCTACAGCAACATATTGATAGGGATTATCAGCATCTTTAATAGCTTTACCAATATGCTTGATTTCTTCAACAGAAGTTGCTTTAATCTTAAGGGCGTCAATATAATCAGCACCACTTTCTAAATCTAGAATAAGGCAATTCTCTAAGTTAGCAAACAAGGTTGTTTTACCAGTCTTAGGCTTTGAAAAGATAATCAAGTTACTAGGGCTCTGTGATGTAGCCTTAACTTTTTCTAGGGGCAATTTAATTTCCATGTTATTTTACTAAATCATTCAACCATTTCTTATTACTTACAGGCTTCTTTAATAGTAATGCAGCCAAATCACGAATTGTTAATTGGTCAAAAGGTGCATCGGTATTAGGATCTAAAATCTCATCAAAATCCATAGTTAATGGAGTTGCAGGAGATTTACCTTTAGTAGAAATAGTTTTCTTATCCTCTTTACCAGGAATGTTAACTTTAACTAATTCAGCAGCTGGAATCAAATATCTTACTTGACCATTAGCCATAGGCTCGGTAGTATCATATTCTTCTAACCAGTGTGGATTATAACGCCAAACATATAAAGTACGATTAATATCTTCAGGATCTTTTGCCTGGCTTACAGCTTCGGTGTAAACATCTTGTTCTTTGCGAAGCTCGCCAACAAACATGCTGAAGTGCATCTCGTCTTTACCTTGTGGGCGATAAATTAACTTAGGGATGTAAAGGGCATCCGGTATACCTAGGGCATCAAAGCTTGGCTGATGATACTGTCTAAGATCTTGGAGCTTATCCTTCACATTGTCTGCTTTTTGTGTTGTGCTTATTGACATGTTACTTAGAATTTAATTTTTCTTTCTTGTTGTGGTGGGGTTTCGGTTTCAACAATCCTCATTTTCTCAAACTCGGCCTTAAAGAAACTCATTCTAGCATCGCCATTACGGCACTTGATAAAATGCATTACAAGAACCTTATCATCCTCAATAATAAATTTATCGGGGCCATATAAGCGTATCTTTTGTTTCCCAGGTCTGTTAATACCTACTAGTGTGTCGGCATGTTGCAATAAAGCGTCAGCTCCAAATAGGTCAGACTCTAGTATGTAGTTACCATACTTACCGTCTTCACTACGCTCAGGATTATCGATACTCCTATTAAGCTGACTTAAGATAATAAACGCTATTGGATACTTACGTTTAAGTTCCGTTAGCGCCTCACCTAAATTATATAACGTGTCGTATTTATCTTTCTCAAAAGGTGCCTTTTTGAGCAAGAGTGAGTGGTCCAATGTTATAATTGTCTTTGTAAATGTGGTATTACCATCCTCATCAGATTCAGCATAATACTCCATGTAGTCCTTAATGATTTCTTTGAACTCATTAACTGTACAAGGGTCTTCTACGATATCTATAGGATACTGTACCCTTTCCTTAGCATAATTATAACAAATCTCAAGATCTTCATCGGTAAGTTTCCCTGATGCACTACATAAGTACTTATAGGGTTTACCAAGTACACTGGAGTATTCACGGATAGCTGAGGTGCGAGCTATCATCTCAAACTGAAATTCCAGTACTCTAAAGTTTTCACCTTTATTCAAGATAAAAGCTTCACGTACAATCTGATCTTTAATAAGAGTTTTCCCGCTTGCTGGTCTTCCACCAATAACCGTCATTGAGTTCCACTCTAAACCACTTGTTGTTGCGTCATTGAATTTATCCCAGGGTGTCTTTAAGCTTTTGATTTGGCCTTGTTGACGTCCCTTCATATACTTCAAAGAGTCAAGAAATCCTTCCCGCTGGCTATTCCAGCTTGTATTTTTTTTCTTTGTTGTCATTGTTTAAGGATAAAAAACCCCGTACTTACTCAGCACGAGGTAAATGTAATTTTTGCATTACGAATGTATAAAAATAATTAAGCAAAAGCAAGAGTATCTCTATAAAAAAATACTGCCATAGCGCTATTTCTATGATTAATGCATTGGTTATAAACCAAGTAAGAATTGAAAAAAAGATACTAACAATTAGTGCTAGTAATTTTTCTTTTGTAAAAAAATTTATAATCATACTACGTTATCTCTAAAGTGTGGAGTCTCTGGTTCGTCATCTCCGTTAATAATTATATCACAGTAGTTAGCAAGCTCAGAATCCCAGGACTTGTCCGTGTTCTGCTTGCGTATAAAATACTGCGAGTTCTTCATATACATGTAATTAGTCTTTTCATACGTTTCTACATAATACAATGTAGCTCGTAGTATAGTATCCCAATCATACGTATAATTTTTTAGAAACCATTTGAAAGCATCATCAATATTTTTCTTGTTTACTCTAGCAGGTTTACCACTAGGCAACTTGCCTTTAGGAAATATACTAATAAACTTATCAATATTATCAGATGCATCTTGTGGCAAAGCACCTACAACTTTAGAGTTAAATCTTACAATTTCTAAACCTTTAGAAGTTAGTTTGCCTTCTTCATCAATATAACCTTGTTGAGCAATAGTTCTCATCTCCAAGGGTACTTTAATGTTTTGAGGTGCAGTACCATTATAAATGGACCACAATAAATAATAACAATTAGGCGACATGCCTTTAATTATTAAAAAATCAAATAGCTCTTTCATAGGTTATCAATAGGCTCTAAAGATACAAATGTTTTTGTGTAATTTCTTTCTTGCATCTTAGCCATTAGATTACTCCATATGGGTAATACAGCTTTGTCCTTGATTTCTAATGCATTACGAGTTTTCTTTACACCATGTAACATAGTAGCATGATGAGTAACTTTCTCTCCATGATTCTGATTAAGAACTCTTACCATGTGAGAATAACTTAAACCAAGTTCGGTACCTATTAGATAACAACACTGTCTTATAATAATGACTTGTTGTTTACGAACTTTCATATTACTAGTAAAAGGTTTATCATCAGGATAAAGTTCTTCAGCTAAATCAACTACAACATTGAAGTTATCTATACCAGGGATAATAGCATGCGAGTCACCAATGTATTTGTCATACTTATTTAAATCCTGTTGTATACTAGTAAAAAACTTAGAGATAACTAAATTCAAATCATAATTGAGCTGGGCCAAATCTTGCCTGATATTGCTCCTCAGCTTCATAACGTCTTTCTCTGCCATATTTTACATAATCTATTGGTTCTAAATGATAAAACTTACCAGTGTTTGTACACTTGGCCATATCTTCTGCAATATATTTAGCTCTTTCAAGCTCAATACCATGTTCAGATAATGCATCAAATAGACACTTGTTTTTAATATTTGTTTCTTCTATTTCAAATTGTACCTCACCAAATTTTGGATCAAGCACAATTTTAATTTTAATTCTACCAGGATATGGGTTTTTCTCCTTTTTCATCTAAGTAGTTGTTTATTTTATTCCACATGTCATTGCAATCCCATTTACTGCCGCTATATGCAGCACTCGCAGGATGTGATACCATAATCTTATGATTAGTATCTGGTACCATGTCAGCAAACTCCTGTGCTTTCTTACCTAAGAATACATAAACTAGATCATCTTTATAATGAGTTAGTATATCTAGGAAGTATGCGAAGAACGGCTGCCACATTTCCTGGTGCGTTCCTGGTTTACCAATAGTAGTTGTTAATGCTGAGTTTAACATGAGTACGCCTTGTTCTGCCCAAGGGGACAAATCAGGACTTCCTACATATTCCACATCAACAGTTTCCTTAATAGAGTTATGCATATACTGTAATGATTTCTCAATCTTACCTGTATTGCTACAACTAAAAGCAATACCATCTGCAACACCTAATTGCGGATAAGGATCTTGTCCAATAATGATTACTTTAACATTATCTAACGGACATTTTTCTAAAGCGGTGAATAGACTTTTAACAGGGGGAGTAAAGCGTTTACCTTGCTCAACCTCTTTCACTAATTTTGTTAAGATATCATCCATATCAGATGATAACAAAAAAGTGCGAAGCTTATTCCACCCTTTATCCTTCACCTTGTCATAAAGTTTCTGGTTAATTTCTTGGATATTAATTTCTTGGGTCATAAGTTTGTAAAAATTAATGCAATGGAAGAGCCTAAAAAAATAGTTGATTTAGATGCTATCCCAAGTGATAAAGTGGTAAACATTGAAATGCCAACAGTCATGTATTTAAGGCTAAATAGACTTATACACGGCATATTGGCAAATAAATCTCCACAAGAAGTTACCAATGCTTTAAAAGAAGTAGGAGAAGGTAAACAAGAAACTGATGAACAGTTTAACTTGTATACCTTACTCTACATCCAAATTTTAATTGAAGAAGAATCAGCCAAACAAGGCTATAACTTCAAAGTTAAGTTTGATACTGAAAAGCAAACTTGGGTGGATTAGTATAAACTAAAACCAACTAATTCTCCTATCTCAATACTAGCTTGAATAGCCATACTTAATTCTTCTTTGCTGCAATCAGCAAAAGATCTACAATCTGAATCGCTACATAAACCAGCTCTTAACTTAACTTGAAGTTTCATGTCTTCAAATGAGTCGCCGGTATAGTTAGCAAGTTCTCTAATATGTTTATGCACTTTACTTACTTGAGCATAGCTGGCATCATCAGTTTGTACCTCATAGGTAATAATAACTGTTTCACCTTCTTGCAATCCTTTAACAAATAAGCCTAGTTTAGCAGATCCTAACGGATCTATCTCTAGATTCTTATTTACTACTTTTGCGCGTATACTTACGGGTAGTTGGTTTGCCATTTACTTTAGGTTTATTAGTACTTCCTTTAGGTCTTCCAGGTTTCTTCTTAACAACAGTTGCTTCTTTCTTAACTGGAGGAATAGGTTTTAAATGTTTCTCAAACTTTAACTTGTGTATTTCAACAATACATTCGGTATAAGTATCTACTAAGTCATTATATCTATTCTCTAGAAAATCTAATTCATCTCTAAAATTCTTAATTTGCTTATTTCTAATAAGCAATCCTGCACAGATACCGCCTACTAGACCAGAACCTGTTAATACACAAACATCAATTAGTGTTACCATTTCTTTTTTCTTTTAAATAATTTTCAATTAATTCAACACACTCTTGCATTTCCAGATAATCCATATCCGTTATGAGCTCTGCAAACTTACTCAATCTTTTAGACATTTCTACCATGTCTATTTGGTCAGGTATATCCCAAAATGCTTTCAGTAATGGACCGTGTTCTTTAACCACGATATCATTAAAGTTATTCAAGACATTCTTAGTCTTATGCCTATTAAACCACTTTATATTAGCGGTTTCATCTGCTGCAAATACAGCCATCTGTAACCACACTACAAGATTAGCAATCTTTAGCCTTTCCTCGTTTTCTTTTGTTAACTGCATAAATGTAATTTAGCTAATCCTTCTTCTACTGTAATGTACTCTATCTTGAGTCCTTGCCAATCATATAGGAATGATCCCATATCTGTACCGCTCATCTCCTCACCATGCCATTCTGCTTGTGCAGTAATGTAGGGTCCACCACTAGGGTCAATCATAGAGAACTTATAGTTAGGCATGCCAACTTCACCTGGCCAACCACCTACACGGTAGTGCTCAGTAAAGCCAGTCATCTCTATTACATTATCCTTTTTTTCAAAGGTGATAATATCACCATACCTGTTTCTATACTGTGTCTTCATGCTAAAAAATATAACGTATTGTATTCCACGGTAAAATTATACCATGCAATGCTTTAAACTGGTAAATATACTCTGACTTAAGTTTATGTTGGTAGCGAATATTTAATTCACCATTACCTGATATCTTATTTTCTTGAATCTCAGGTCTCCACAACATGTCCTCGCCAGATATATCATTAGCAAGATTGTAGTTATGCTTCTTCTCATTATGAGTAAGGAATATAACCTCACACTTTACTTTATCCTTATTTGTAACATGCTCATCTACAAGCATAAACAAATCTCGGTAATCATCTAGCCAAGTATCTGTTATTACAACAGGACTAAAGTTAATGTGAACTTCATAACCCATATCTATAAACCTATCTATAGCCTCAATCCTTTCTATAATAGAACTGGTCTCGGGCTCTAGCACATCCGAATACTTCTGTGGCATAAGACTAAATCTAATTCTAATACCATGAAAAACATTAGGTAAATCATAGTTTACATACTTAGTAGCAAAAGAGAATTTAAGATATGTTCTACCATATACAGTTTTAAAAATATGGTCTATGTCATAGTACTTAGCATGTAAAGCAAGATCTTCATTGCTACCTATATCATACGTTATATCATGATCATCAGTTTGGTTAGGCTTATTCTTATTATACCAAGGCGAGTAAACTATATCGGAGTAATGCTCAGTTATAGCATGTAATACATCATTTACATTATCTGCCACTTGTAATCCAGTAGGACGGTGGCGTTTCATATAACAGTAACTACAGTTATAAAGACAACCGTGACCAAAGCTTGGAGCAATAAAATCCGTGCTTCTACCTGACTCGGTAATCTTTAACTGCTTTCTAGTTACTTTCTTGATTAAACTACTCATTCTTTAATGGTTTTCAGCTTCCTATAAACAAGGTCAACACAGTCATCTATACCCTTATAAGGATTAAGATAAGGTACTGTCTTATTACTACGCAGGTGTTCCATCTCCTTGATTAGTTCTTCTAATACTTCTTTAGTACTCATACTTTTTGTTTAAAGGGTGGTAGATCTTTATTAGTCTCACAGCAGTCCTTGCATACATATACAATGATACCAGTCTTATACTTAAAGGTTATGTTCCTCATGTAGTTCTCAGGCTGTACCTTCTTAAGACAACATACACATTGGTGCTTAACCCTGGTGTAAACTATCTTATCTTTAAGGATGGGTAAGTTCTGTATCATCAGGATCAGTTGTTGTACCTACAGTTGTCGGGTCTACATATACAGT